AGGGTAAAAACGGTTTATTTACTCCACCAACATTTAGCCACGTTTATAATCTAAAGTCAGTTCAAATGACTAATGATAAAGGAACATGGTTTGGTTGGGATGTAAATAAAGTTGGACCTGTATCAGACGCTAGTGTTTATAGTATAGCCAAAGACTTTGCTGAAAAAATTAGTAAAGGTGAGGTTGAGGTTAAACATGACGTTGATGTTGTAGCAACAGAAAAATCACCATACTAAAAAGAATCCTAGGTAGCGAACAACAAAGCTAGCGTGGAGTTGTTCGCTTAGGATATATATATATTATGGAAAGATTTAAAGAAATATTTTTAGGGTTGGATCGTGCTCATGGTGTCACATACGTAGATAAAAAAGGTGAGGACGGTCAAAAAATAAAAGGCAAATCATTTGTTCAAAGAAACATGGTTACAGATGATATGTGGAAAGATCATCTAAATGGAAATGAGCCTAGTCTAGGAATTATTCCAATTAATGATAACAACAAATGTAAATGGGGTTGTGTTGATATAGATTCCTATGCAGGGTTTGATCACAAAAAATTAATTAATAAAATAAAAAGTTTAAATCTACCTTTATTAGTATTTAGATCTAAATCAGGTGGTGCACATGTATTTTGTTTTACCACAGTTCCTGTTGAAGCAAAATTAATGAGAGATAAATTAGTTTCTGTTAGTGCAGTATTAGGTTATGGAGGATCAGAAGTTTTTCCAAAACAAGTAGAATTAAAATCAAAAGATGATACAGGAAATTTTCTAAATTTACCATACTTTGGTACCAATAAAACTACCAGATATTGTTTTAATGAAGAGGGTGAAGCTGTTACACTAGAACGTTTTTATTTATTACATGATTTTATAAAACTTACTCCCGAACAGTTAGAAAAATTAATTATTAAAAGACCTGAATCAGAATTTAGTGATGGACCCCCTTGTTTAGAATCTTTAACACAATCAGATATTACAGATGGTAGAGATAGAATAATCTATCAATACATTCAATATGCTAAAAGAAAATTTTCAGATAGTTGGCAAAATAAAATAAATGCTTTTAATTATAAATATTTTGAAAAACATCCTAAAGGTCCTTTAGATGATAGAACAATTCAAGGGAAAATAAAATTTAATGATGGAAAAGATTTGGGATTTAAATGTAATGAAGAACCAATGTGTAATCATTGTGATAAAAATCTATGTCGTACTAGAAAGTTTGGTATAGGAGGTGATTCAGTTTTTCCAAGTTTGGATGATTTACAGAAAGTAGAATTAGATGAACCATACTATTGGGTTAACGTAGATGGAGAAAGGGTTAAACTAGACAACATTGATTATCTAATGGAACAAAGATTGTTTAGAAGAACTGTTGCAAAACAAATCAATAAAAAACCACCACGGATCACGGTCAAAGAATTTGAAAAATATACGGATCAGTTATTGCAAGGGATTGAAATAATAAAAGCACCAAAAGGATCTTCTATTGTTGATCAATTAAAAGAACATTTAGAAGAGTTTTGTACAAATAGAACTGCAGCACAGACTACCAAGAAAGATATTTTAAACGGTAATGTCTATACAGAAGAAGGTAAACATAAATTTATATTTCATAAATTTTATCATGGTCATTTACAGAGAAAAAAATGGCCTGAGAAACCACAAGTCACACAACAAATGTTAAAAGAATATTGTAACTGTAGTGATGATAGAATTATTATTGGTAAAAAAAGACCTAGTGTAATGGTAGTAGATGCTTTTGATAAATCAGAAAACACCCACACACCTAAAAAACTAAAAGAGGATTCACCTTACTGATGAAAACAATAGTATTAGGACCACCAGGAACAGGAAAGACGCATACACTTCTAGAAAAGGTTGATGAATACTTAAAAACAACCAATCCAGATAGGATTGGTTATTTTGCTTTTACAAAGAAAGCTGCGAACGAAGCCAGGGATAGGGCTATGAAAAAATTTAATTTGGAAGAAGACGATTTACCATATTTTAGAACACTTCATTCATTAGCTTTTAAATCATTGGGTTTGAAGAAAAATCAAGTAATGCAGAAAAGACATTATGAAGACTTGGGTAGACGAGAACATTTGTTCTTAGACTATAATGATTATGATGAAGAAGAGACAGGGTTGTTTTCAACCAAAAGTGATTATCTTAGAATAATTAACTTAGCAAAACTTAGAAACATATCAATTGATGAACAGTATAATTTAAAAGAACATAACCAAGATGTTGAGTACGAAACATTAATACATTTATCTAATCGACTTACTGATTACAAAAAAGAATATGGTTTAATAGACTACAATGACATGATATTAAAATTTATAAAAGCAGGTAAATCACCAAACTTTGATGCAGTATTTATTGATGAAGCCCAGGATTTATCTTTAATGCAATGGGATATGGTGAAAAATATTACTGATAAAACAGTTGATTCTTATATTGCAGGAGATGATGACCAAGCTGTATTTAGATGGGCAGGGGCGGATGTTGATTCATTTATTGCTCAAGAAGGTAATGTTATACAGTTAAAAGAATCAAGAAGAGTACCACGAAAAATACATGAACTAGCTAATTCAATTATTGGAAGAGTTGATAATAGAATAGATAAAAGTTGGAACCCCAAACAACATGAAGGAAAACTATCTGCTTATGATAATTTTGAAGATATTGATATGTCATCAGGTAAATGGTTGGTGTTAACTAGAACGAGATCAATGCTAGATTCATTGGAAGAAACTTTAAGAGAAAAAGGTTTTTATTATGACAATAGATTTAAAAAACTTTATGAAAAAGATATTCAAGAAGCAGCAACTAGTTGGGAACATTTTATTAATGGACAAATGTTGGATGCAAAACAAATAGAAAATATTTCAAAATACATTAGCGTTGAGAAATGGAACAAGGATAAATTAAAATCTATAGTTAAAAATACTGTCTACAGTTTAGAACAATTACAAAAAGACTATGGTCTTAAAACAAATGAGATTTGGTATGAAGCTTTTGATCAAGCGGGAGAAAAAAGAATTAATTATATAAGACGTATGAAACGTAATGGAGAGATGTTGAACCAAGAACCACGGATTAAACTGTCTACTATACATAGTGCTAAAGGTGGTGAAGAAGACAACGTAGTCTTACTTACCGATCTTACATACAACACTAAAAAATCATATGACAAAAATCAAGATGATGAAACAAGATTATTTTATGTAGGTGCAACTAGAACAAAGGAACACTTACATATTATAAGACCGAAAGATGATAACAAATGTTACCCAATGGAGGAAATTATATGACAAACAAAGATATATTTATAGATTCATTTCCACAAGATAAACAAATTGGAGGATCTCATTATAAAAAATTTAAGATTCAACCTTATGAATTTATATCGAAGAACGATCTTTCATTTTTTCAAGGAAACGTAATTAAATATGTTTGCAGGTATAAGAATAAGGCAGGGATACAAGACCTTGAGAAAATAAAACATTACTGTGATCTAGAGATATTAAAAATGAAAGACACAAAATGAGTGGAGGGAAAAATTGGAGTCTACATTACAGAGAGTTGTATGAACCAAGAATCAAAAGACTTACAGAAAACTATAATAAACTTTATGATGAAAATCAGATCATGAAAAAACGTTTAAAAAAATATGAAGGTAGTATGAGAATGGTTTATTATTATAACAAAAAGGAGCAAGAATGAGTTGGCAAGAGTTTAGAGCAAGAGCAAAAATAATAGAACAAAACTTTGCAAAGAATTTAAAAGATCCTGTATGGGCTAATGACTATCAAGATATGCAAGAACATTGGGATGTTAAAGGTCTTTTGGGTAATGAACTTTTAAAGTTTGATGTAAAAGGTATGAAGAAAGTAAATCGTTGGGACAACAAATCACAAGATGATATTGCTTGGGTTGAAGGAACCAATGTTAGAGGTAAACCTGGTTGGGTAAAAGGTAAAGCAGACTACATAGTTTTTGAGAGAGCCGATCACTGGTTATTAATTGAAAGACAAGAACTGCTAGAACATGTGACAACTAAATTAAAAGAAAACAATTTTAAAAAAGGTAAAGGAATCTACGAAGTGTATCAACGTGATGGTAGAGAAGATAAAATTACCATGGTTCCTTTTCAAGATATGGAAAAATTAACTAAAGTAAAAAGGATAAATAAAAATGCAGAAAATAATATTTAAACCACAAACAGAATGGCTGCCACCAGAAGAATTTCCTGATCTATCAAAGTATGAAGAGATCGCAATTGACTTAGAGACTCGAGATCCCGAGTTAACTAAAATGGGATCTGGAGCAATCGTTGGTAAAGGAGAGGTCGTTGGTATAGCTGTTGCTGTAGAAGGTTGGTGTGGATATTATCCTATCGCTCATGGAGGTGGTGGAAACATGGACAAAGCTATGGTTCTCAAATGGTTTCAAGATGTTTTAAATACTAAAGCAATGAAACTATTTCACAATGCAATGTACGATGTATGTTGGATTAAGGCTATGGGTTTAAATATTAATGGTGCAATTGTAGATACTATGATAGCTGCGGCTTTGTGTGATGAGAATCAATTTCGTTTTGATCTTAATACTTGTGCCAAAAAATACGTAGGTACAGGTAAGGATGAAGCGGCATTATATGCAGCAGCAAAAGAATGGGGCATTGATCCAAAAGGAGAGATGTACAAACTTCCTGCAATGTATGTAGGCCAATACGCAGAGAAAGATGCTGCAATTACACTACAGTTGTGGCAGTATTTAAAAACAGAAATAGTTAATCAAGATATTCAATCTATTTTCGATATGGAAACAGAACTATTTCCTTGCCTCGTTGATATGAGATTCTTAGGGGTTCGTGTAGATGTTGAAGCAGCCAACCAATTAAAACAACAACTAGTTGCAAGAGAACAAAAAGCATTACTATCAGTAAAAAAAGAAACAGGAATAGAACCTCAGATATGGGCAGCAAGATCGATTGCCAAAGTTTTTGAAAAATTAAAATTACCTTATGATGTAACTGAGAAAACATCTGCTCCTTCTTTTACTAAAAATTTTTTACAAAACCATCCACATCCAGTGGTTAAACAAATTGCTCAGGCTAGAGAAATAAATAAAGCCCATACAACATTTATTGATACCATACTAAAACACTCACATAAAGGTAGAATCCATGCTGAGATTAATCAGTTGCGTGGAGATAATGGAGGAACCGTTACTGGAAGATTTTCATACTCTAATCCAAATTTACAGCAAATACCTGCACGTAACAAGGAACTTGGACCAATGATTAGATCTTTGTTTATACCAGAAGAAAAACATAGTTGGGGTTGTTTTGATTATTCACAACAAGAACCAAGATTAGTAGTTCATTATGCAGCTTTACAAAATCTTTATGGAGTTGATGATGTATTGGATTCATATAATAATGATCCTAATACCGACTTTCATACAATTGTTGCAGATATGGCTAACATACCAAGGTCTCAAGCAAAAACAATTAATCTTGGATTATTTTATGGTATGGGTAAAAACAAGTTACAGGCTGAATTAGGTGTGGATAAGGAAACTTCTGATAGTCTATTTAAACAATATCATGATCGAGTACC